CTATTTTAGATTTTCTCTCTCACTCAAAATATCCATTAATATAGTCGCCGTTTTTGTATCATCTTTATCTAGTGCTTCTTTAATTTGCTGTTTAAGGGTATTAATTTTCTCATCGTTTGTTTCTAACACTGATTGGCGAATAGTTTGACGAATAGTTTCTTCTTTCGCAATCTTAGCTACTTGACGTTCTTCGGACTTGTTTCGGATCTCTTGCTTCTTTTGAACAATAGTTTGAGTCATTTTAGGAACTATTTTCGTTTTGATATACCAAGTTATTACGAGGACAATTAACACTAATAATAAAACTGTTATCCCAACAGTTAAGTTATTCTCATCCACTTCCGATGTTGTATCAGCCCTCGCTCTTAAAATTGCTTCTGATACTGCTTCATTAAACCTAATCAAATTAACAGTATATGATTTGTACATTGGTCGATCAGCTTCGTTCTCACGATAAGATGTAATAATTTTTGCTAACCGCCCTTTACTCAATGCTTCAATTATTTCTTTTGATTCATATGAAGCTAGAAAATTTCTTGATGTCAAAGAACTTTTACCAACATACAAAGATGCACTATTCTTCACAATCAAGCTCCCACCGACACTTTCCTTTCCATCATAATAAATCCCGATAGAAGGACTACAAGTGCCTACTTTTTGAAATAGATCGCCTCGAATTAATCTACAACTTGCATAAACAGAGACTCTTGCATCACCTATCGTCCAGCTTTGAAAACCACTTCTCGATAATTTTGGTTGAATATCAATAGATTCACTAGCAGAAGATGTGGAAGCAAATAATATGCTCGCAGCAAAAAACAATAGAATATTAATACATTTACAATTCATAATTTAGCCTTGTTCAATTTCATATTTTTAATTATCGCTTCCTTGCATTAAAAATTAACTAAGACGACTTTATTCTTAAATTTCGCCATACCTCACTATTTAGAAATGTGTTGTCTGGTTTTACTTATCAAATGAGGTGTTCCAAATGATAACGTCTATATAATTCAATGCTGTATCTTTTTTGACATAAAATGACACAAAACCGACAATACTCATCAAAATCACCTTGAAAATTTCTATACTTCCTTATTAACTTAGATACAAGTATGTAAAAACGGGATTAAAAACTATGTGCCCTCAATAACTCATACTCATATTCCCCACATTCAAACTTAAATCTGTGCCCTTCTCGCTTTTTGCCTTATCAATAGTGACGGGTTTATCTGATTTGATAGTGAGTGCCACTTCAGCTTGGCTTTTCACAGTTTGATTGGTTAACGGTGCCGCTTTGGACATTGGGATAATGTTGCCTGATAAGCTTTGTTTTGGTTGATTGTGGTATGACGTTGCAATGGTTTGGGTTTGGCTTTCAGTGGTTGTAATACCTAATTTCGCATTCTTATCCTTCATCTTGCTCAACTTAGTGCTAAGTTTATCCACCTCTTTTCCGGCATCTTCCACAGAGGTTTTCCAACCATCAGGAATGAGTGCATCAGGCAGCATGTTTATCATGGATTTAATGCCATTCCATACCCAACCAATGGCTTGATTCACTGCTTTTAATATCACATCAAAACCAATGAATTTATCAATTAAGTATGTAATGGCGATAGCAGCTGCACCAATGGCCGCCACCATTAACCCAATAGGGTTGGCCATGATGACGGCGTTTAATGCAATCAACGCCACTTTAAAAATGGCCACCGTCGCAATGATCCCTTTGAAGTGTTGAGAAGTGAATAAAATAATATTGCCTAAGAACTTAAAGCTCTCATAAAGGCCATTAACCGTTTTAATGATTTTCTCAATTAAGTCCGTGCGCCATTTGGCATTCTTAAACTTAGTCGAGAACGCCGTAAATGCTTCGGTAATTCTCTGCATCACTGGTGCAAGAGCAGCGAACTTGATAGAACGAATACTCTCTTGCACTTTTTGCAGAGCATCGTTATACGCTTCGGCCTTGGCAGCATCATCAGCTTTCGCTCCACCGCCCAGTGCATTAAGCTCTTTTCGTGCCGCCCCTAATCCTTCAGTCCCTTCACGAAGCATGATTAGCATTTTACGACCATCTTGACCAAAGGCCGCATCCGCAAACGCCATTTGCTCTTGAGTGGTTTTTAGTTTTGAAAATGACACCAGTAATTTGTCGTATGCATCTTGAGTATCTTCGGCACTTTGCAGCTCTCGATACAACGGACTTTTCCCATTTTTCAAAAATGACCCCATTGCACCTCGACCTGTTTCTTGCAGCACACCAAGGCGTTTTGTAAATCGCACCATGGAAGCGCTCAAGGTATCAGAACTCACCCCTGCGTGCTCTGCTTGTGATTGCATGGCTTGCAACTCTGAAATCGGTAGATTCAAGGTGTTTGAGGTTTTGGCCAGCTTATCCATTTCAGAGGCGGTGCTGTTTATCTCATTAAATAAACCGCCCATACTCAAACCACCAAGTAACGCCGCCCCTTTGCCAACCGCTGCGGTGCGAAGGTTTGGCAACTTGATGGCTTTACTGAGTTTTTGGATCGGTGCCATGGCGGTTTTCAATCGCTTGTATTTTTTGCTCACCTCATCCACACGCTTTGCATGGCTCATTTGGCTTTTCGATAAACGCTCAAACTCTTTATCCAGTTTGTTAACGTTCACCCCTGCTTTTTGCATCTGCTTGCTTGTGTTTTTAAGTGTCTCTTCGTATTTATTTTGTTTCGCAGAGAGCGTGGCCACTTTCTCGGTTTGTTTTGCCAACCGATTCGTCAATGCCGCACTTGGCTCTTTTGTGCTCGCCATTTGTGCTTGGAGTTTATTTAATTTTTCAGTGGCTTCTTCACTTTCAAGCGCGTTCTTATCCAACTCTTTTTGAATTTTTTGATAAGAGGCGATCATTGCCATGGCGCTTGAATCGTCTTTTTGTGCCTCTTGAATGCTTTTTATTTTCTTAGCGTAATGATCTGAATCGCTGCTCATCTCTTTTAATGGCTTGGTGGTTTTGTTCACCATGTCCATGACGACTGACAAATTCATTTTCATAAACAATCCCTTTCTTTGGGTATAAAAAAAGAGAGCTAAGGGCTCTCTTTCTCGGTTCGAACTCGCGCCTCTTCTCGAAATAAAAGTAAATCATCAAGGCTGAGTTCATCGATTTCACTGGGTTGCCAATGAAACACCATAGCGAGATCGGCATAATAGGTTTCTACTCGCTCAATTAGTGTTTCGTATCCACGAAAAAAGAGGCAATTTCCGTCATGATGGGCGCAAAGTTTTCACTCTCCATATTCAAGATGTCACGCTCATTGAGTTTAGAAATACGAGGAAGTAACACGGTGGCTGCATCAAAGTGCATTTCACACACTTGAACCAAATTCAGACCGCGTAAATCCCCTGCCGTTGGTTTGCGAAGCTCTAACTCTGCCACTTCTTTTCCATCCACTTCCATGGGAATGGCTAATTTCACTTTGAATAGCTGTTTATTCATAACCGAACTCTTCTCTTAATTCTTTCAATTTGATTTTACGGCCGCCTTTTTTAGGGTCGATTTTCATGACCATTTCAAACAAGGCCAACGCCTCTTTGCTATTGCCTGCTTCCAACAATAAATCACCGGCAAGACGAAACATTTTCACTTTCAATGGTGCATTGGTGGCCAATCGCCCTTCAATCAAATCGGTGACAGCATCACGTAAAAACTGAACATTAAATGATTGCTTGGTTTTATGGGCTTCATGCGAATATTTAAACACCACATCCAAAAACGCCGTTTGGCCATTTGAGTCCCAACTTAACGGCGTAGTGAGTCCTTTAAATATCGCCTGTTTAAATGCATCATGAACCGATAGCAATAAACCGCAATCCACTTGCCATTGATAGAACCACCAAACCACATCCAATCCATCAAGACTCTCATGTGACTTAAGCAGCTTACTCACCAATGGGGTGTATTTTTTAACAAGCTCTTTTTTGTATGGTATTTTCTCTTGTGAGCCAGCTAAGGTTCGTGAGTATTTCAAATCGGTTTTTAAGATGTGTTGCACTTCATCCCATGATTTATGCTCAAGTACATCACGAATACCAGTTGCAGCCATCACTGGAATATTAAGCGCACTCTCTTGCTCAACTTTCATCGCTTGCGCTTTTCTTGCTTTGGCTTGTCGCTTTAATAATAACGTTAACATTCCAACCCCTTTTCACTTATTGTGGGATTAATTCGGTACCCAAAAACAGCACTTCAAGTTGGCCATCTTTGATATTAAGCTCTAACGATTCACTCACCCACGCATCCATTAAGGTGTAGCTTTTCCCACTGTTGGTATTGAGTGTGATGTTTTCGCCTGTAAAGTTTTTGATGTTGGTTTCATCGGTGGTTTTAGCATGCGCAATGGTTGCCTTGATAAAAGGCGCACCTTCGAACTCTTCACTAAATCCAAGAACACCAGAATCGCCCATGACCGCTTCACGTTTTACGCCACCAAAGTTAATGGTTGCCCCTTCTTTAGTCGGTAAGCGTCCCAATGAGCCGGCATCTAAAAAACCACGACTGGTTATTGTTGTACTCATAAATGACTCCCAATCATTCTGTTACTTTCTAAATTGAATTTTACCTGCCGTAATGATCAAGCCATTGACGAACTGCGGACTGTCTAGGTAGTTAATGCGTGTTTTGTTATTTTCATCTAACTCAACAATCAAGGTGTTTTTATACCCTTCAAAATCTTGAACTATCCCTTGGTACTCCAAGCTTTTATACAAAGTGAGTAATTCCCCTTTGATAATGCTTGGGGTCACAATCGCTTGTCCTGGAGCAAAGCTCGTTCCCTCTTTAGCTAATTTATGACGACCAAATTTGCTTTGAATGAGTGAGCGTTGCTTCTCACGAAAATACATAGCGGTAGCTGGTGTCATCACATCCAGATAACTGTCATCCGCCGCCCCTGCTGCATTTTCTGTATAGGCGGTAACTGGTCGCTCAACTTGCACTTCTTTGGTTGAGGTAACGGTGTAGGTTCCCATCCCTTCATGCAGCAATAAATTGCGCTCACTCCAATCAAATTCACTGGTGGCAATGGAATACACCCCATTCATTTTTAGTGTTTGAAGTGGTCGGCATGGATCATTTGCTAGTGATGGTGCGACTTGACCTGCCCATGCTGCCACTGCTTCTGCATCCGATAGTGGCTTATTTGATGAGTCCGCTAACTCATTAATCGACATAAAACTTATCAATGGACAATTGGACATTGCGCCATAAGTAATAAGCTCGGCGTGCGTGCCTTTTTTGGGAAGATAAGCAATGCCCGGGATCATTTCTAATGCCTTATAGCGCTCATCTAAAAACGTTCCTAAGTCGCGCACTGTAGTTTCATCATTGAGTGAGCAAAGAATATGATGATATTGCGTATCCCCAAGAGCTGCCAACGCGCTTGCCGTATCGGCAGCTTCAACACTCACCGCATACACTGGCATGCTTTCATCTTGCTTTCGAAAATACTTCAGCATGCTTGTGATATCCGACTCACCAAACTGCTCACGTGCAGAGTCTTCATCCATACACAACACAACGGTGTTGGGTGCCACAGTCGCGCCAGTCACAGCATTACCAATCACAAGCAGTTTTTGCAGCTCTTCTGCACTATTCGCAAGACTGTTATCAATTTCAATGTACACACCCGGAACGCGAGCATTGTTCGGTACTTCTGAAAAACTGATACTCATGATGTTTGCTCCTTCTTCGGCTCAATAACAATGGCTGAGCCCTCTTTAATTCGGCGTAGCCAATAAGTGTTTCGAGGTTTTGTTTCACCAACCGTTTTTAACGGTACTCGGGTTAATGGATCACGTACTAGCAATCCCTTTTTCGGTTTAATTTTGATAGTGCGCATTTAACTCTCCACGCCTGCTGTAAATTGCTCTGCCACCATGGCAAGCAATTCTCGCTCAAGGGCAGGTGTCCAACCAATAAACGTTCGTTTGGGCATTTGGTAAAACTGTTTAACTTTGGTTCCGCCTTCCCATCGACTGGTTCGAGAGTTGTAATACCCTTTCGCTCTTGTCGTAAATGAGAGCGTTCTCCCCTCATTGTGATCACGTGCCATGTTGCCAACCACACCAGCAAGTCCCACTTCAAACCCCTTATCATTCACTTGGGTTTTCAATGCTCGGCTAAATCCCATCAACATGTTTTTGTTGTCTTTGGCTTTATGGGTTTTGCTATCTAGTGTGATTTTTCTTCGGGCTCGTTTTTGATAACTTCGCCCTTCAATGTCTCGTTGCAGCCGTATTTGAGAGCGAAAGTATTGTCGAGAGCGATTGGCTAAACGCCGATTCAAATCAAACTGCTCAGCGTCGCTTAATAGCAAGCCATCAATGATGCTCGTAAGCTGCTCGGGACTACTTAACTGCATGATGGAAAGTCATGTTCATGGCCTCCAATAAATTCTAATGGCGGTAATTCATCTTCACTTAATGTGTGAGTGAAATTGCTGACACACTCATATCGCGTTTCATTTTGTAGCCAATTGCCTTGTGTGTTTTCATTCAGTGAGTAGCTTTCTTGAATATCCACTTTGAGTTTGATGTCGCATTTACCGTTATCCAGTAACTCGGCTGCAAAAGATGGCGGTGCCAAGCCTTTTTCTTCTCGTTGGATATCAAATTTGTTTAACCATGACACCAAATGCATCATCAATATCTGTGGCTCGATATCAACGCCCACCATATTGACGTTCACGGTGTAGGTAATATCAAAGCCATCCACGAGTTGACCTTGCGTACAAACTAACTCCCCATCCTCTGCCCATACATCAAAACTATGAGCATTAAGCACATGATGAGAAAATAACTCCGTAATACTTTGCAGCGCTTTCATCACACCACCTCAAAACGATAGGTTTCTTCGCCATTAAGTAATAAATCCATGGCACGGCGATATTGCACTAAACAGTTATCCGCTTTGGCTTGAATGGCGTCTTGTCGCTCTGCCGCTTCTTTGGTGGCGTTCATGCTCAATTGATTTTCAACTAAGAAGTTCGCCGTCATTGCAAACACCGCTTGTTTATACAAGGTGCTTCCCGTATCAGTTTCACCAAATCGCTCCACTGACAACGCATCCAAGTTTTCAAACTCTGCCATGGTATCGAGTAGCTCTCGATGAATAGTGACTCTGGCCACCGTGGCATGATGTAAAATCCCCGCCTCTGTTTCATTACTCAAAAAATGAAACACAAGCTGAAACTCTGAAATTTTAAGCTCGGGGTATTGCTCTGTTGCAGGCAATACCGCGTCATACACTTCATTTTTATTGCCAACAAATTCCATATTCGCCTCTTAGGTGCAGGCTTCACACTGACTAATAACAACCCATCAATAGGTTGATAAAGCAGTGATCGCCTGCATGGGTTGGTGTTCAGTTGTGCGCGGTTATACCCACGCGCCATCAATCCACAGTTTCACGTTGTCAAACTCAAGCGCGGCCGCTTTTGGTAATTGTTCAACCACATAAGCCATGTTCATTGATTCAAAGTTTTCAATTTGATCAAGACGGTCGTTCTTAATTGCCAATGAGCGACGAATGGAATCTTTTTGAATGTACAAAGATAAGTTTTTAAAGCTAGTAACCAAGATCCCCGTTGGTGGGAACGATGGTGGACAAAACGCCGCTAAACCGCCATACGTGCCAATCACTTGCATGTCTTCAATGTGCGCTTTTTCTGTTGGAGTATTACCATGCGCGGCATAAAATTTGGCTTTATCATAAGAAAGTAAATCAGAGCCAACCAACGCCACTAAATCCGAGGCATTGGCGCACGCATCATGCAATAAGCCTTTCACGTTCATCACGGCTAAATCAAGGTTAATAAAGTCCCCTTTACCTGCCGTTTCATCGCCCTCACCCAAACGAATTTCACCCGTTGTTTTGCCTTCAACAAGCATGGCATCAGCGTTATTATCACGAATGGCTTGGAACCATCCTTTACACACATCTTCGCCATTTGGGTTCGTATCAGGATCCGTATTCGCTTCACAAGATGTGCCATAGAAACCGATGGTCACTTTGTTCATATCAATCTGCTCACGAGTTTGAGAATTGATAAGTTTGTTAAAGTTCTTCAGATGAGCAAAGGCATCCAATTGTTCATAACGAATGTGTGAATCAAAGTTCACTTGCTCACACAGGTACGGCATCGGCTCCATGTTATAAACGGCTTTGGTTTTACGCTCATTGCCTGTTTTGGTGTTGGTACGGCTGGCAATCATGCCAGTTACCCCAAGTCCAATCGCTTCACCTTTTTGGTTTGCTACAGGCACAATATTAATCTTGCCAAGAAACCAGTTACTCTCACGAATTTGAGCAACAATCTTTTGTGTGGCATTAGGTGTCACACTGAATTTTTCAGTGACATCCTCAACACCATTTTGTTTCGCGGCGGCTTTTTTATAGCCCTCTATCGCCAGTTTCGTTTTTTCTTGCATAATAAAATCCAGTTAAATAAATAGATTAAGAAGAAGGAAAAGCGTGATAAGCCAACGCTTATAAATACATCTCTTCGCTGTCTTCCCCTGCCAATTGTCGAGGGGTTTCATCCGTGATGGAGCTCAGTTTTGTCACCACATCATCAAGTTTGCTTGATAGCGCTTCGACCTGAGAGGCTAACTCGGTTTGCTCTTCTTGCTCAGGCTCTTGAGGAAGGGTTTCTTTAATCGTTGCAGTTAAGCTTGTCACTTGACTTGTTAACGCTGTTATCTGCGCGGTTTGTGCTTGTAATAGCTCTTTTAGTTCTTCATTCATGTCATCGTTCTCTTCTTCTGGTGGATCGGATGGCTCATCATGCGAGCGAAATAATTGAATAAGTCGAGATAACAATTTTTTGTCATCTTGAGTGGCTGGCTCTTCGGCCTCGATGAGCTCTTTTCCTACGGTAGCCCCTGAGCTCAAATAGACCTTGTCCTTGTTTTTCTCTTTCGAGTTGGCCGATAAATGCATTTCAGTGGTGCCAAGCGATGCTGGCTCATCCGTTAATGCCAAGCCGGTTAAATAACTTTTTCCCGTGTTGGCAAAATTAGGCGTAATTTCACAAGAGGTATGCAGAAGTTGACCTTTCTCAACCGTGCTCAATAACAATGAATTGGGTTTTAAAACGCCCCACAATTCATCCCCTCTTTTTTCCACCGATAGCACCGAGCCAAACTTTTCACCCCATGCCCAATGCTCTTCATTGATGCGTGCGTTATAGCGTTTTGGGTCATACAGCTCGACAATATCGTCAATCACCTTTTGCTCGATAAACCGACCATCGACGGTTTCACCTGCGGTTAAAATACAAATGGGCTCTGATTGAAACATGCTGCTCTCTCCTGTGATTTCTGATTTTAATTTATCGAAATCCTGCCTCTTTTTGTATTCATCCCAATCCTAGAATGTGCATCTAGAACATGGACTTACTGAGGGATTAATTTGGTTATTGCACACTGTAATAATGAAAATGAGTCCGACTGCACCACTTGAAAAACCACTCTATACCCAAGCGCAAACTCATGCGCTTGGGTATTACTTACGCCAGTACAAAACCGCAGAAATTGCCGAGGCACTGGAATTGGCTCCGCGCACCATTCAACAATGGATCTCAAAATTTAAATGGAAACAGATGCGCGATGACGCCCCTGTTGAGTTGATACTCAGACAACGCATTGCGTATTTGATGTGGGTAGACCAAAAGCACGAATCACAACTCAAAGAGCTTGAAATGCTGCTTGAGCAAAAATACAAACGTGACGCAGCTGAACGACGCAAAAACAAAAGTCCAAAATCAGACAATGGCTCAGAGAAAAAACGCGGCAGACCAAGCAACAAAAGCAAAAATGATATTTCAGGCATCACCGCTGAAATGCTTTCTGAGTATTACGAGAAAAAATACTTCCAATATCAAAAAGACATTCATGCTCATAAGTGTGATGACACCATCAACGAACAGCGCTTTTATTTAAAATCGCGTCAAATCGGCTTGAGTGATTATTTTTCGTTTGAAGCGTTTGAAGATGCGGTGTTAACTGGTGACAATCAGGTCTTTATTTCCGCCTCGCGTAAACAGGCAGAGATTTTCAAAAACTACATTCGCAAATTTGCACTTGAGATTGGGGATATAGAACTCAAAGGCAAAGACAGCATCATTCTCAGCAATGGCGCTGAGCTGCATTTCATGTCCACAAACATTTTCACAAGCCAAGGCTTTAACGGTCATATGTATTATGACGAAGTGTTTTGGATCCCAAGCTTTCAAAAACTCGATGATTACGCAGGCGGCATGTCCATCCAAGCGCAATATCGAACCACGTATTTATCGACCCCATCCACAACCGCGCACGAAGCGTATCCAAAATGGTCTGGAGCCAAAGAGCTCAATATTGATATCAGCCATAAAGCATTAAAAAATGGCTCACTTGGTGGCGATGGTATTTTCCGTCAAATAATCACTGTGGATGATGCGATTGAGCGCGGTGCCACGTTCTTCAACATGGATAAATTACATCGTAAATATCCCGATAAATCCGTGTTTGATAATTTGCTTCGTTGTGTGTTCTTAGATGATTCTTCATCGTTCTTTAGCATTAAAGCCCTACTGGCTTGTAAAACGGATACCAGTCAATGGAGTGATGTGAATTTTGAAGCGCTTCACCCTGTTGGCCGTCGAGAGGTATTGGTTGGTTATGATCCAAGAGGTGGCGGCCAAGGTGAAGGCTCGGATGATGCAGGCTTGGTGGTTGCACTCAAACCCATCATTAAAGGCGGTACATTCCGAGTTATTGAACGCGTTCGCTTAAAAGGCTCAAGCTATGAAGACCAAGCCACGGCCATTGAAGCCATTTGCAAAAAGTACAACGTGGTCTATTTGGCCATTGATGTTGGCGGTGTCGGCTCTGCCGTTGCTGAATTAGTGAGAAAGTTTTATCCAGGACTCACCACCTTAGATTATTCACCAGAGATGAAACGTATGATGGCCTACAAAGCGCGTGAAATTATTAATGCAGGCCGTCTTCAGTTTGATGATGAATGGGATGACGTCGTGCATTCATTTTTGATGATAAAACAGCACACCACCAAAATGAGCAACCAAATTACCTTTATCTCAGCACGTAATAAAGTCGGCTCTCACGCTGATTTAGCGTGGGCAACCATGCACGTTTTACATTGGGAGCCTATCGATATTTTACGCGATGACTCAACCACCGTTTCGTTCTTATAAGAGAGGATATTTTGATAACTTTTTCTACCCCTGAAAGCGTAATGACGAGCGATATTCTCAGTTATATGGAAGTCGCTTTAATTGATGGTTTATATGAGCCACCTATCCCTTTAGATACTTTGGCCAAAGCCGCACGAGCCAATCCAATGCACGGCTCAGCGTTGTATGTAAAAAGAAACATGGCTTCAAGCTCGGTGAAGTTATCCACGTTACTCAGTAAGCGAGATTTTAAACGCTTCTTGGATGACTTCTTAACCTTTGGTAATGGCTATTTACTTGTGATTAAAAACGCCTTTAAAGAAGTGATTAAATTAAAGCACTTACCTGCCTTATACATGCGAGCACAAGAAACCATTGGTCGTTACACCTATAAGCCAAACGCCTATAACGATGATGGCCGCATTGATTATAAAGACGGTCAGGTTTTCCATTTAAGTGAGTACGATATTTGCCAAGAAATCTACGGCATGCCGCAATACATTGGTGCGCTGAGCTCTATCTGGCTCAATGAAGATGCAACCTTATTTCGTCGTAAGTATTACATTAATGGTGCTCATGCAGGTTACTTGCTTTACATGAACGATCCAAACCTTACTGATAAACAAGAAAAGGAAATTGAAGACAAATTAAGAAAACAAGCTGGCCTTGGTGCCTTTAAAAACTTATTCATTAATGGCAAAGGCAAAGATGGCAAACCGCCAGAACTGACCCCGATTGGACAAGTTGAAGCCAAAGATGCATTTAAGGATATTAAGAGCATGACTACTAATGATGTGTTGGCCAGTCATCGCATTCCATTAGATTTAATGAGTATTGTTCGAGAGGGCTTCAGTTCTAGCAGTGACTTAAACAAAGTCGATCGCATCTTCTACAAAAACGAGTTAGTGCCGTTACTAGAATCGGTGTGTGAATTGAATGACTTTGTGGGACAAGAAGTTGTGAGAATTAAGGAGTATGAGGGATTAGATACTTCAAACTAAATATATAAATAAAGGGTATACATAAGTTAATAAAGCCCATTAATTTAATGAGCCACTTAACTTATTTATACTCCTCGACTTATTAATAAGTTTTATTTTATAGGATTAAATATCCAGCCTACAACAAGAACAATAACGCCTATAATAACACCAATAACAATCTTACCTAACACTCCCTCATGCCATACTGTTGGAATAGTATCAACCCTAGAGTCTTTCTTTATTCTCTTATCTATAGATGCATGACTCACATTATTTCCAATGATTGAACTTTCAACATCACCTGTAATATTTATTTCGACTTTACTATTATCAACTTTATCTATATTACTTGAATATTGTGTAAATTCTTTTTCAGACATACCAACAAAATCTCCATCTTGAGTTGCTCTTTCAAGAGCCATACGATCAATCCATGATTTGACCCATGGCTTATTTTTTTTACTATCTGCAATATTTCTTAAAGCACTATAGCTCTCTTCACCTGGAATACCTTTTATGATTGAAAGTAGCCCATCTCTAGCATATTGAGCATTATCACGTATAGTTGGTGAGTAACATACCCCTTCAGTTCTATCAATATCATCTTCTTCCTTAATATATTTATACATTACTCTATGCATAGTTACTAAATGAGAAACTTCATGATATGACGTTCTATCTGCAATTAAAGTACTATTTCTCCGATCAAAAATAGATGTCAATACACTCATCGCTAGATTTGTTGCTTTTTCAGTCGTCATTGATTCAAGTTTATGTTCGAATAGATGCAATGATGGGCCTGCATTAACTCCAATTAATAATGCCCACCAAATATATGAAAGTGGCGATTCTTGATTTTCTTCTATTTTAGTGTGTGCCAAATATTCTAATTGCTTATTAGTCACATTTTTTGAAGAGCATAGAATACGTATAGATTTCTCTAACAAATTAGATTGATTGGTCGTATTTCTCTCAAGAATACCAATAATAAACTGACTTATTCCATCATATAAATAATCACAACTATAAATTATTTTTCCAAGAATAAAACCATTATCATCATTATTACGATAGCTCCATTCAATATCATTGGAAAAAACTGACAATACTTCATCAGGAAATTTCTCATATACTTTTCTCAACCATTCTGGAACAGTATTAAGCTCACAAAGAGCTAATTTAGTAGCAATACGTGCATTATCTGAAGATATATTATTCGTCCAATCAGGGTTTAATTTATCTTCAATCGATATACCGCATAAAGCAATTATTGTGGCATATTTGGTGGAGTTTTGTTCTCCCCCCTCAGAAACAAGTATATTATCTTTATATTTTTTCCAAAAATTTATACAAAAATCTCGGAATCTATTTGAAATTTCCTCACCAAAAATTGGGATTAATGGTCTACAATCATCCAATATATAACAATTTTTATCTTCTTTTATTCTAGATAGTTCCTGATATAAGTACATTTGAACGTTAGTCGTATTTCCTTTATCTGCATACTGCATATCATCAATTAAATGCATATTATTAGTTATAAAAGAAATGCTCTCTTTTAAGTTTTCTTTCTTGACCCGTTCTTTTTCAATCTCTTTTTTCTGATATTCATCTTTCCGTTTCTCATCTTTTAATTGCCATGCTGGCTTTTCAGGGTTCCGATATGTATAAAGTAACAGATCCGCCCCATCAAGAGATTTAGCAACGAAGTCTAGCTTTTCTTCATCTTCTTGTTTATTACCACCATCTTTTACTATTTCTAAAGCCAAAGATAATGCCACAAATTTATCATCAATTAATTCTTTAGTACTCACCCACTCTAGTACTATGTCAAGATAATCATAATTAAAAGTCCAGAAACTTTTAAACCACCCAGCCTGAAACCATCTATTTAATGGTCTTTCATCTCCATTTTTCTCAGCTTCTACAAGAAGTTCCTTCCGAGAAGTCTCAACATCATGCCAAAAAAGCTTAGTATTTAATGCTTTCCACCCAACCACTATTTCAGCTAATTTTTTGTTACTATCTTTATCATCATAAGAACGGTAAGGTTGATATGAACTCGCCTTTGTTAATAGATCAATAATTTCAATATTCAACACCGTTTCATCTTTCTTTAACAAAACATTTATTAACAAAATCAAAACACTATCAAAGAGCCATTTATAATCTTCAGAAATATCACATCTATACCTATCAATATATGGTTCTTTATTTATCAATTTATATAAATAATTAATTGCTTCAATAGATTCATCAAAGTTCAAGCCTTCAAAGAACCTAACTACAACAGAATCAATATAACGCAATTTTATTTTAGAAGGTGCTTTAATTATTGACAAAGCATCAAGCACTTTAATTAAAGGCAATTTACAACCTATCTCACTGATAATAACCGATAATATTTTTTCATTATTTTTCGGTGCTGATTCCAATACTACCTCAGCATATTTAATTTGTTCTTCATAACTAGTCAGTTTATTAATCAATCTAAGTGATAACGTTTTTGATAAATAATCCATATCATTATCTATTGAAATATCTAGTGCTACATCTAAACATTCAGACATTTTACTACTTAGTGCTATTTGTAATAAAATCTGGCGAAGTTCTTTATTTGAATAGTATTTAAATAACAAATTACGAATGGTTTCACCCATTTCAGGAGAACTAAACCTACCTATTGCCGTAGAATCAAAAGTAATAAAACAATTTTCTTTTTCACCATACATTTCACAAAATTTTGAAAGTAATTCTACCCTTTGATTTATTGGTATTTTTGAGGAATCTCCACCTTCAATTAAAACCTCTGGTGATAAATTAATAACTGTTTTAGCAAACTCCTCATCAAATAATACATACCAGCAAAGAATTGGCTTAAATGCTAAAACAGGAACTTCAACATCATATATTTTACTATAAAATATGTCATAAACTTCATCTTGTTTAATTTTTTCAGATTTTACTCTATCAAAAATCCATAATGCTGTTAGATATTCCCTAATCATTCTATGAGAAAATCGTGAGGTACCATAGATACATGGTTCAAATATAGGCCTATTTAATAATGTAGTTATTTCATCCACAGTCCAATCATTTAATATTTCTTGAATTTGTAGTGCATTATTAATTTTCGTACTATCAGGTATTGACACTCTTGATGACTTACAAAATGTTAATGCAGCAGCTACAGATTTAGCCCCTTCTTTCAACTTCAAAAGGGCTAATACGCAAGGATCTCTTCCTAACTCAACATTTTTTATTTTATTTTCGATTGAACTTTCAATTAATTCAAGTCTTGAGCCTATTCTATTATGAATTTTCCAAAAACTTATTAAATCCAATAAATCTAACGGTCTTTTAGCAAAGACCTCAGCTTCATTAGATTGCAATTGTTTAATAAATTCATTTGTATTTTGAACGTCATATGCATCTGAAAATATTCTAATTTGATCTATACTTAACTCAGTAAAAGAGTACACTTCGAAAGAAAGTGGTATTGTATTGGCATTCTCTTTTTTACTACCTAGCAAATTATTTACAATGTTCAGATCTGTGTGGCCCCGCCATGCTGAACCTCTAGAGGTAATATAAATATTAGTCCTATTTTTTACTGCATGTATTCGATTTTCAAAGCACCTCAATGCTTTTTGAAAATCTCGCTCACTACTAATTTTTGCCTCATCTACTGAATCTAAGAAAAAATAAGCTTTATGATTTCCACTTTGCCATTCATTGAATAACTCTATATCTCCTACAACAAAAGCAAATTCAAAATTATCCTTAAGATCTTCCAATCTTAAAAAGAAGGAATATTCCCCCCTCTTTCTCAATTCCAAGGACTTATTCTCTATTTCAGCTGTTTTTCCTGAGCCAGCCTCAGCAAGAATAATTACTCTTTTAAGATCAAGCAACTTATCCCAAACTACCCCTTTTGACATACCCACTGAATAGTAATCAGAAAAATCACGTTCATCATTATCTAGCATGGGGATTGGAGTAAATAATCTGTTCAAGTTTACAAATTTGGTAGTCATATGGATAACATTTGATTGATTAATTAAATTATTATCAATAAATTAGCATATAAAAAAAAATCAGAACAAGACCTTAATCAATTTTTACGTTTTGGAATAGCACCGCCGCCAAGATACAAAGCAACGGCCGCAAGAACTGGATATCCAAACGCTTCATTTATCATTGTACTAATTACTCCCCAATCCGCACCGAAAATACAACCGATGATCACAACGGTATGTAAACCGACATAAGGAAGACAAAAGACCATCACAATGAAACGTTGAATGAGTTTAAAAGGCTCATACGCTTTTAGTAATGCCACTTGTTGATGCGCCTTTTCTTCATCCGTAAATACCAACGCATCACCTGTATTAGCAATTAAATCGAGCCCTTTATTAATGGCTGAATCAGTGCCAAAAATTTTGCTAAACAGTCCCATCAATTACTCCACTAACTCAAAATGCATTAAGTCATCAAAACCATTATCTTTGAGCTCATTGTCTTTATCCCAATCACCGCCCCAACGAATGGCGATACCCATTGATGCACCAACACCAATGACGATGCCTGCAAAATAACTAAAACGCTCACGGTCATCTTCATCATAAGGGTATGGTGTCGCATCAACCGCTTTGCTTGGTACTGAGTTATGTTTGCTATTAGGAAAACGAACTTGGGTATTGCTACTTGGAAGTGCATTTTGTTCGGCTTCTGTTCGATGACCACAAAGAATTGAGCAATCGCATATCTCAAGAACCTTAGTAAACACTTTTTGCAATTGTGGATGGCAGCTCGCTAAACGAGTTGCACTTTGTTGACTGAATTTATTCATCTTACATCACCTTAAAAGCGGCAAAAGCAATCGCAATTACCGAACCAAAAATTAATCGAACTAACCACGTTCTATCCGATTCAAGCTTGTCTATTCGCTTAGAGTTGGCAACCTGAATCGTTTGGGTTTTCGTTAACGTGATTAACACCTTATTGAGTGTTTTGTTTTGCTCACGCATCAAACTTGCAAGGTTGTTCATTGCGGCATCAATACGTGCAATCTCTTTCTCAGACATGCTTTACTCAGATTATGAATTTGACCCAGTGTATCGCGCGCGTAGGTTGGTTAATATTGAAGTCTTTTCTATATGCCAGATGTAGAAAACCCAGTGATAACACTGGGTTTATTTGATGAATTTAAGTAGGTTATGGCCATGGATTATCGAGTTGTATTTGCTCTCTTGCAGCCAGAGCTTGCCCTTCTATATCAGTCGCTTCTTGCTCTTTTCCCTGCATCCGCTTTACGCGAGCTTCAGAAAAAAGAGGATCACAAACTCGGCTGTATAAATCACGTCTTGTTTCATCCACTTGGTTAAAATCACCAATATGTTTATTCGCTTGATTTGTCACCCATTGATTATCAATCCATTCATCAAAAAATGTTGATGGCTCACTAAGAGTAAAGCCTTCTTTTATCTCGCCAACCTTTTCGACTTCTTCATATAACGTGCAATCACTACAATCAAAAATTAATTGACCTCGATGATCTTCTATTTGTTGCCACTCATCATCAACCAATTGAACCACAAATCCTTTATTCGCCTCTGGTGGCTCAATTAAAGAATAGCTTTTAGGTAACTCTTGAGGATAAGAGTGAATACAATGTAATTGCGCTTTTTCATCCCAATAAAATCGGCCAATAAACAACGAAGTGACAACCCAAGCACCATCAATAAAATAACAACGCTCAAGCTCTTTATTGTATTTTGGTAAGGCGATTTCTGTACTTTGAGCAGGCAGTCCCATATGAGCCCGTATTGTCATTGAAGCATCATGAATAAATTCACCATTCTCATCAAAGTGGTATAAATGAGCGACTCTGTCTTTGTTTGAAAAATTCATTATGCTGCCCTCGTTATGTATAACCATCGAACCGAATTAGGGTTAGTTTCATCGCCGGTACCAGTAACTCGCCCAGTAATTGTGACAGGATCTATTTTTGCAGCTGCGAACCAACTGCGATACTCATACGTCGTTTCCCATCCACTAGATGATTTAGTTGCATATTTAGTAGCATCTGTTGGATGGGTATGAGGATCAGATTCAAACCCCAATGGTTGAACAGATTGCCCTTTAATAGATAACGGAGTTTCCCCTTCCCCTAAACCTCGAATGTAATGTTTTCGCATATCAGGCATTACACCACTTGGAAAACGCTCCGCTAATTTGGTGAATACGGTTTTATCAAAAGACTGGCCAATATAGGCGATAAATTTAGGCGGCGCTTCTGCTGCTGGGTATGGGATAGGACAACCAACCGGATAAATTAACTCGGCTAATGAAAGCCATAATTTATCTAAAACAAACTTTTGTATTCCACGCCAGAGTTGCGGTAATTGAATGAACTTAGGCTCATTTGACTCAGTATCAATATCGTCATCTGTTGCAGTGTTATTTTTCAGCTTTTTAGGGGTGACAATAGTTTCATCATCATCACTATTCATTTTATCTCTTGTCGTAATTTTTGCGATACCGGCTAATTCTTCAGTGGCATAGGGAGCACCCATTAGCTCTACCGTAATATTCTTAATGCTTGAACCTGCAAGGTTAAGCTCAAACGATTCAGTAATAATGGTATTACTTCGCTTTAAAGACATAATTTCACCATCACGGCTATCAACCGCAAAGAGAGTTCCATCTTCTAAAAAGTAACCAATTTCTTTGCCATCAAAAGAAGTATTTCCTGCAAACACCGCTTCAAAATGCAACTGACCAAGCGCAGGAACCGAACCGCGACTCAACGCTTCACGCGCCACTTCATTTTTTAATTGCGTTTGCTCTAGCGTTGGCACATACCCATCAAGACCAATTCCGATGTGTGTGATTTTATAATTGACGCCAAGTGCTTCGGCTTCAATTGAGGCGGCAATGCCTGCATCCGTAATTAATAAACTCATTGAGTGACCTCATATTGATAAAGGGTTCGAGTGTGTCTTGCGTTAGCTGCTTGAGTGTGAACATTAATGGTGCTGTTATATATCCATTGAATTTCAGTATGAGGAAGACGCACTTTTTCAAATTCAAACCACGCTTTTTCACACCGCTCATTCGAGGCAAGTGACACATAAATCAAGTTGGGTTTATTTCGTGTATCACTCACCATTCCTTGCCCACCTGAACTAATAAGTAATGCTTGATAATCATTGAGCTTCCAACCAAATAAGCTTTCATTAAAATCCGTTAACAGTGCCAATTGGATTTCATCATTGGTCACTTTAAAGTCGGCTGCCATCCCTAAAATGATGTTAGTGAGCTCGGTATTATCCGCCTCTTGCCAGTAATCCCCTTGAGGCAATAGATTACGGATAGCATCAGCAAAATCGGCTTCACTGTAATCCACAATTAAGTCAGAGGTGTCCATGTCACCTCCCCTAAAACATGAATTTCACTGTCCGCAATAAATTGCTCTTCGGTTGGCTGCTTAACGATGTAATTACTGGTAATAGGGGCAATGGCAAGCACTATTTCAGTAGGGGTAATGGACACTTGTTTTGGTGGATTCACCGATTCATCACGTTGCCCCATTTTGTCTTTAAATAATTCCTGAAGTGCCACAATTACATCTGCTCTCACCTGCTCATCTTGAACATTTTGAATTTCAACATCGACCGCTTTATGCGTTGGGATAGCCACTAAAGGGTGGCACCCTGCCAACCGCTCTTTATCAATAAACGTTTGTACCGTTGTGATGACTTCTAAAGATAACGTGGGATCATTTTCTCTCGCACCAATGTAGACTTGAACCATGCCACGCTCAGGCGTGTTATCTAACGCCCATGCAAAATCCACATCAGCATGAGCTGAGAGTGCCCAACTTTCATAATCGTCTCGTCGTCCAACTTCTTGACCTTTATTGAAAGCCGTGCAGATACGTTGACGCCAATGCTCTAACTCTTCAATGTCAGCGCCGCCACTAAAGCCAAGACAAAGCACATTATCAGGATCCACTCCACTGATACTTTTTGATAATCGAAGCACCGCGCCATTTGGTAAGTTTCCAGATACGCCAGCAATGAGCGCAATCACTTCCACATCTTCATTACTGTACTGAGCTCGAATGGTTTGGTATTCACTGCCTGTAATATCAATAACGATTGAACCTTTAGGAATAGAAACCACACCACCTAATTGTTCAAATTGAATGAAACCTTTAGCGAACGTAGGAAGAAGTCGTTCAACATCATGACGCTCAGCGTGTAAATACAGCCAAGGCTCAGATGCGGTTTCAGGATGCAACTCTCGAAAGAGCTGATCTTGATAGCCATATTGGCCATAACTAACCCCGGCAATGGCGCACGCAATAGCATCAATCGCTGGGTTATGTTGACCTGTTTTCGCAATTAATGTGGCGGTTGCTCTATCAATTAACGCGTTTAGACTACGTTGTGTGCTCATGGTATCACCTCTAATTTTGCCCCATCATTAAGCGTTAATATGACGTTTCTCGATAACTTACTTGAACCAATTTTCTTGACCTCAACCGTTACCGATTGCACATGCTTTTCATCAACTAACCAAGCCAACGCCTCTTCATAAAAACGCTTTACTCGGCCAATGGTTTGCTCTGTCATTTTCTCTCGCTTAAGCGTCCAATCACGAGAGCCGATACTTCGAATAAACTCATCATTCCAACAACCGCCACGTTCCCTATTCTCCATACGGGCGCGATCATTTTTGGTCGCTTCTGCATGATTCAACACACTTTGAAGCACAGCATGAGTGAGCCCTTCTTTGGTATTTATCGGGGCAGTAACGGCATTCAAATTAAAATACGTCATGACACTTTGTAAGTCCCTGCTGAACTGCCTTTATTAATGATCACTTCTGCATTAGCGGTGATTTCATCCACAACCGCAATCGCAATGGCTTCAGCTAAATCGGCCGCTTTAGCAAACTCACCGTCAGTCACCATACCCTTTCCATTCATCTCTTTTACAATTTTGGCTTTTAAAGAATCATTACTTAATGGCATTACGTTTTACCTGCAAATACAGTTGTCGAGCCATCAACATGAGGGCTACCAGTAAACGGGCAAATACTGTCACATGTCACCACACCAGCTCCGTTATTTAATTTAATCTGCTTCGCTTCAGCGATAACATTTCCTTTGGCTTTCACTGTGACATCTTTGTTTGCGTTGACCTCAACCGCACCAAACGATGTAATGGAAATGCCGTTTTTCGTAAAATGAACCACATTGCCTTTATCATCCATCATGGCCACTTCACCCTCTTCCAATTCCATTTCATAGCGCTCATCTTCGACGCAAAATGAAAAACCTCGGCTCATCACGCCACCAAGAAAAAGAAGGTATGCACGAGAGCCCACTTTCGGACGACTAACAAAACCATAGTTATGTAAACGCTTAATGCGATCATTGGTTTTGCCTGTAGATGTTTTTATCTGCAACACTTTGGTGTTGGCACCCGTCACGCTACCAATCGCCACCATATTTTTGATGCGACTCATCAACCGGTTAAACATGCGTTTTCTCCTTAAATGGTCTAAAGAACTCCACTTTAGTTTCAGCACTGGTTTCGGTTACGGATAAATCCAACGTTTTAACCAACAGCATTTCACTGAAATCTTGTGTTTTATCGATGACTCGGATAGTTCTGTTTATGGCTTGTCCGGTTAACTCAACAAACACATCACCGATGGATGTGGATGCGCTCAATCCTTTTGCAATCGCTAAATCTCGCTCATATTCCGCACGTGATTGGCAAGCTTCTGCGGTTTGAAGTTGATCTGAAATAAAAACCGTTCGTCGCTGGGTATTAGCCGGTGCATATGTCACGACCGCGTTGGCATCATCCCACTGACCTTGAACTTCAATATGATAAAATTGCTCAGTGAAGTTTTTATCAATCACAAGCTCTTCAATATTTTTACCCACCTCAAGCGCTACTCCCTTAAGTGTGGCTTGTGCAGGATTTTCAATCGTAAGAACGCCATCACGCTCAACAAGAATAAAACCTTGCTCTTTAATGAGCTGAGCAAAATTATCAACCGGCGATTCGCCATTGATTTGAAATTCTGAAATCGGAACTAATGCACTCTTATCAATAGAGCAGTGAACCCCGAGCCCAAATTCTTTTGCAATGGCATGCAATAAGCGGTCAATGGTTTGGCCGTATTGCGCATCCATCGTAATGCGTGAATCAATCATGTTGGCACTTTTAGATCGCCCACTTATCGACATGGAATGCTCACGACTTGTGGTCGAGTTCGTCGCTCTATCGATCATTCCTGTAAAAATACGTTGGCCATCCAACTTAAATTCAACCGACAATGGACGCTCTATCACCATAACGGGAATGCGACAGTTAAACTCATGCGCTAGCTGCTCGATGGAATAGCGAAGGTTCGCGCTAAAAAATACGGTTGGCTTATTATCAATCAATAAGGTTAACTTCATTTCATCGCCCTCATGGATAACGTGCCATTCATAAATAATGGATGTTTCTGTGGATTCAGCGCCGATATTAATGCGGTATCGGTATATGTTTGGTGAGCTAAAAATAACGCAGGAATATACCGCCCACGTTCAATAAAACGTTGTGCTTCACTGCCCGTTTTTACTTTGTTGTATTGTGTTTCTATTCCTTCTTTTAAGCCTGTCAGCGCATAAAACAATTCAAGACTTTCCAGTGTTGAGTTCATCGTTACTTCATTAATTCGTTGTGAAACAGCAACGGTGAGTTGTTTCAAATCACTCATCATGATGCTTGGTAGCCCTTTCGCATTCACAATATCAAACTCATTTTCCTGTTCTAACGTTGCAACGGTTTTACTCATTTTTACTGCGGCGGTAACCATCTGAACATTGTAGTGAGCACTTGGGGCATTAAGATCAATTGCTGCCAACATGCTGCTTTGCGCTGCTCTTGAATTGTCTATCGCTTCATTTTCAGAATCAGGCTCAGAGCGTACTGCATCAGCAACACTATCAACGGTTTTACTCAACTGCTCGGCAAACTGCTCTGGGGCATTGGCAATACTTGAAATCGCAACCAAAGCACTATTGAGCTCTTGGTTTAAAGCCGAGAGGGTTTGGCTTGGCACGTTCAACTTGGTGGATATACCAACCAACTGATTAATGGCGTAAGTAAAGCGCTCTTGTAAGCTACTCACTTGAGCGGCATCCATCTCTTCAACATCTTGAACAAAGGTTTTTGTTGAACTCACTTCAACCTCAGAGGCTTGCTCTTTTGAGCTCACAGTGATGGACGCCGACGCACTTAACTGTGGTTTTTTCCCATCACGTAAGAACTTAAGAGATAATTCAACCACACCACGCTTGGTACTTATTTTTTGAGAAAACGTTTCAAAGACAAGCGGCAACTCACCAAGCCATGGGTGCTCCAACTCTCCTTTAGGCGCTGCGTTAAGACTCGCCAATAAGTTATTGGCTTCAACCAAAGACGCTTTACCAACAAGCAAGACTTCTAAATCAATGCTGTTTGCAGCACTTCCCATCACTTTAATGCTAGGTAAATCCGCATAAGGAATTTCACTCACATGAAGACGTTGGCCACCATCAATGGACGTCGTTAAGATGTTCAATTCAAGGCCATTCCAACGCCCTTTCTCGTACTCTCTTTCCCACATGAAGTAACATTCTCTCAAGTTAAATAAAAACCAATCGTGTTATGCAAAAATCCTGAATATTTCATCGCAGGGGTCAGCGATTTAGGCTCGCTCGGACTCACCCTCCCCTCCGCACCAAAATTCAACACAACAATAAAACGAAAAATAAACGCAAATTATTTATGCAACTCTATTAAACCCAAGTCTTTGTTTGATTTAAACTAATTGCATTTCTAGCTGATCGTTCTAGAGATCCTTTTAGATCGTTTTCTTGCGTTTTTTATAATTCGTCGAATATATCCATTTGGCTTGCATCTTTACACAATTCAGGTTGCAACTCGGCATCCGGTTTTTGGCCTGTTGACTCAATAAAATGCGAAAATAACGTGTGTGCAACGAACACTTTTCCGCAATTTAGGTTCAAGCATTGGCAGTACAATTCGCGCGTTTCTGGTGAAATAGCGCGTGATGTAGCAATACGTGTTTTGGTTAAGCATTTTGGGCATGTAATTAACATTCTCAGCTCTCCATTTTCTAACGTAACATTGGGGTTAATCGCCCCTCTAAATAATCCGCAGTAAAACTCTTCCAATAACTCAATTCATTTTCGTCATACGTTTCAATGGGGATGGGATCATTCAGCACCGCTTGCCAATACGCTTGCTTATCTTTGAATTGAATAAAACGATCATGATAAAAACCATCGGCTTCGTTTTTCAGCTCAGATAAATCCATATCACGACAATCCATTCCCCAACCGCGCGCACCAGCTGCCCACATCAAAAAGTCATCCAATTTATCTTTGGCTTCTTTGCCATCAAACGAGATTGAAAAATTGTTGGCCGTTGATACATGCACTTGTCGTGACTTCATTTCTTTTTTCACATTGAGCGCCTGTTTCTCCAATCGAATAATGCGACTTTGCATTTTCTTCAATTTGTCTTCAGGCTCTCCCTTTTTGATGGCCGTCGCTTTGGCTTTAATGGTTTGCCTTTTCTGATAGGACAATCGATTTAATGTGCGCTCCAATGGTTTTTTCCATCGTTCAAATCGGTAACCTAATTCTTTAATGATTGCGGTAATGTTATCGGCTTCAAAAGAGGCGATGCATTCCCAAGCCGGTGCGCGCGAGCACTTCGCAATGTTATAGCGATTACCTCGAATTAATCCTTGTTCAGCATTGTCACCTTTGGCCGCATAACCCACCGCTTTGATGATGTAACTGCCTGCGGCTTTTGGCTCTCGAATCCGCTCTAATTTTGCAAAACCATGCCCCCAAATTTTTTCAAATCGTTTTGCCCATGCACTGAACAAATGCGGTTCCACAGTCCATCTCAATAAAACGTGAACGTGTGGATTTGGTTCCCCATCTTCATTGGCTGGGCACTCAGCTACCCAAATATAATGAAAATCGTCTTTCATGAACGAGGGTCCAAACTCTGTGGGTATTGATTTGAAATGAGGTGGCACTTGTTCGTGAGTCAAATCGCTGTATTTAGCATGTGAGTGTTTATCCGTTTGCACGGTATGATCAGCAAGCCAACCGCGTTGATACATTTTCTTTAAACCATCGAGCAAGCGTGACACTTCTTTGCCAACCGTCGTTTCAAGTGTTTTATCAATGGTAAATTCAGCTTTAGGCTTTTGAGATAACAAACAGTAATCCCCTGCAATCTCACCACTCGCATTCATTAATTTTGGTATCTGGCCATCGATGGCAATCGAGGTATAAGCTCCTCCAATATTACAAACGGGTGACTCAGTTCGCTTTACAAATTCCGATGATTTATACGTCACCATATTGCGACGAAAACGAACGGGGTGATGAGCACCAATTGAGTTCACATCACTTGGGTCAGCTAAACCACCAAAAATCCGCAAACGCTGCTCTTTGTTAAACGTCAACGTTAAGAACGTAGTGAAACCACCGTGGCATGTTGATGTATAAGCCGCGCTTTCAAATATTTTGGATACCGACCTGGAGGTAAGTTTTTCAGAAAAACGCTCTCCAGCATTTGCATCTGGTGCATTACTTACTGGTGTTTGCGTTACCACTTGACCACGATATTGGCCACTCCACTCTCGGTGCTGAACTTGGAAAGAAACAGGCGCTAATTTTGACTCATCATCATTTCGTTTACCTTTTTCATGCAAAATGGCAGCAGTACTTTGGCCTGTAGAGCCATATAACACGTCTTGGCTGAAATGCGACTCAGTGGATGCCAACTCAATTGGGTACGGAGTACCACGCCCTAGAACTCGCAGAGTGTTGCGAATATCCCACTTTCTTGAGTCCATTTTTTGTGTCGGACTTTTGCGCCCATTGACAAGCCTATAGTCTTCGGCGATTCTCGCCGCCGCTTCGCGGACGTGTTCAGGTGGTCGATTTAACTTTTCAAAATGCTCTGTGGCAATTTCAACTTCAGTGATGTGTTTAGATTTTCGGTTTAATACTCGATCATAAACAGGCAGTTTTTTGAACAATCCTGCCTCTAAAAGCTGCATTTCTTGCTGAGAATAAGGCTGAACCTGAATTTTTGAACCTAAAAAACCCGCTCGAAAGCAGGCATCATTTTTCTTAATTTCATCTTGGGGTCGTATTGACCCCACGACATAGAGTAAATCTTTCTCTTTCATCGGTGCATCAATGCTCTTTTTGATTGAATTTGAAAGGTTCTGGAATAACGAAAGTCTGAGCAATAAGTTTTCAATCCATCCACTTTTGGTTTTACGATGGATTTGTTTTTATTGATTTCTTTCTTTAAGCGTTGGATCCAGTGAAGACCTAAACTTTTTGTTTCTTCAGATAAGTACACTCGTTCATCATTCATACTTTCACCGACATTTTTTCTTTTACTTGAAATGGAAAGAAACAATGCTTTTCTGCTGAATGTTGACCTCCAGCCTGAAAACAAACCTTCATTACTGAACGCTCTTTCCCTCTGATAGTTTTCTTAACCTGTTTTTTACTAAAAGTGGAGTTCCAAAGATTTATGCCTAATACGCGTTCAATGTTTGTTAAATCACCACTACTCATACAAACGTAACCTCTACCTTCTGAATGAGTAATTGCATCCAAAATAGATCGCATATCATCAATAGCTTTTTGTTCCTGTTTATTTAATTTCATAGCTCAGCAAACTCCTGCGTATCACAAACCATAAAACCACCAGTATGATCACCACGAACAATCACACCTTTAGTAATATGTTCACAATTCAACTGAGCACATGCGTTATCAATAGCGAGCTCTTTTGATTCAAACTCACCGAGCTCTTCTATTCGTATTTCATCCGTCTTTGCATCACGAACAACCCCACCGCCACTATTTAAAACCACAGCAAGAAAATGCAACATAATCACCCCTCCAGATCACCATAAGCACTGAGTTCAACATACAAATCAGCCCATCCTTCAAGGTGCTGCTCTGTTGGGGCTTGCCCATGACTTTGCATGTAAGCAATGACCATTTTTGCTAAAAACTTATCCTTGGTCATGCTGCCACCTCTTCGTCATCTCTTGCTTCAATGATTAATTCAGCTAATTTACTTTCCAGATCAATTGCATCATCTAACGCTGTTGGCTCATTGAAATAAACACTTTCACTCAGCAAAATCATTCCTTGACAGGTTCCTTCCCACACAAGCAAATTGACCCCTGTAATTGATGAATAAACACTTAATGAAATAACCAAAGACTTAGGAGCCTCTAAAGTCATTGCAACAATAGAATTGATTACTAATTGAATATCACGTGTCGATTCATTTAAGTTTGTTTGACTCATAATTAAATCCTTATGCAAATCCCGGCAATGGTGCACCAGAAGTAATAAAATCCACGCCCATAGAAAGATAAGAAACCGCATTAGGTGTGCGTCCTTCAATATCGTTAATTAGTAAGACTAAGTTTCCTATTGAGGCTTGGGCTTTTTTGATAATGGTTTGTTTGCTTTGGTGAGTGATTCGAGTTTGACCTGCATGATCTAGCGCTTCTTTTGCCAAGTCCCCTGCATGCATCGAGTTCTCTAATGCTCGTTTAGCAAAAGTCTCTTCACTTGCATCAGTAGGAACATTCGCAGTAACAACACCAAGTCCACGTAATAGACAATTTACGATGGTGTAATCACCTGAAACTTTGGCAACCATGACCATTTCTACGCAAGTAAGAACGTGCGGTTGTTCAGGGTTAAGCTTATTTCGAAGCATTGTTGGTGACATTTTTAATGACTCAGCAATTGCCGTCATGTTTTCGTTACCACGGAAGGCATAACATGCTTCTTCAAATGCCTTTTGTTTGGATTCGCGAAAATCGCACATTGTTGTTTTATCGGACATATCAGATACTCAACAGGTAGCAAATGAAACGTAAACTAAAACTTGGCTTCTAAAGCATGTTTAGTTAACAAAGCAAGGTTAATAAGATTAAGTTCACGTGAGCCCTCTTTAGGCAATACTGGAAACTTTTTCGCACTAATCTTTCTTTCAATAGTACCGGGCTTAATACCTGATATTTCTGCATATCGCTCTGTCGTAACGTACGGTGCAGCAATAGCGATAATGATTGTTGACTGATCCATGTTTATTGCCTCATTTTTAGTTAATAGAGCTAAGTTAATAAGGGTCATTTCCTTGTTGCCACTTTTAGGCATCACCGGAATTTTTCCTTCACGGATATGCTTTAAGACCGTGTTTCTGTTCTTTTTTGTTATTTCAACGTAACGTTCAACAGTGACGTAAGGCGCTGAAATTGCTAGAACATAAGGTTCTTTCATCTATCACCTCTTAGCTTCATTTTGTTCACGGGCAATCACAACTGGCTGGAACCTTAGTTGATTGCCCACTCCTTTCTCCCGCACTTGCTCACAAATGCATTCAAAAGTGCTAACAAAGTTTGAATTTGAAGGTGTCATATGCAATTCTTTGCTTTATCGACTAAATAAGAGCAAATAACTGCGAATAACAGCTAACAAGTTAGCACCAAGCGTTAATTGTGATAATTCTTGATCACAAATGCTAACCAGTCAACTATTATTTGCTGCTATATGGTCACAAATAGAGAATTATTTGAGATGCGAGATATTGAAGAGCAAATAGAAGAGCTAAAAACAATCACTTCAACTAAGACGAACACAGAGTTAGCAACAGTACTAGGCATTGCTCGTAATACCGTTCAAATGTGGAAAATCAGAGGAAAAATCCCTGAAAAAACCTTCGTCAAAGCACGAAAGATTGCTGAAGGAATGGAAGCGATCAATTCAAAATACATCGAGCTAGATTTTTATGATGTACAAGTAAGTGCAGGATCTGGTGCATTAGTTGTTCAAGAGAATCAACCAGAAGGCATAGCATTTAGCCGCAATTTCATCACTAATGAAATTGGTGTGCGACCAAACAATATATTCTTGATGCCCGTTCGTGGCGATAGCATGACTCCAACACTACAGAATCAAGCTGTAATAATGGTAAACCGCATTGAAGAATTCACAGGTGATGGAATTTATGTTTTCCGTTTCGATGGTCAATTGATGGTCAAACGCCTTCAATTCACCAAAGCAGGTTTAAGTATTGTGAGTGACAATGAAACTTACGAGAAATGGGAATTAACAAGAAAAGAAATGACTACCTTTGATTTTGAAATCATTGGCGAAGTCGTATGGGCTGGGCAAAAGGTTTAGGTAAAATGAAGTTCAAAGAAGAAATGGATAAAGGTAATAACTTTGTAGACAATTTTGATTACCTTGAAGATTTATATAAAAATTTCAACACATTAATTGATAACATCGATTTTAATAAATACAACAATACCCCTAGTTCTTTATCCAAAGAACTAGGTAATATAAAAAGTAAAATAAACAAGATAGAAGAATATATTAACGAATGTTTAGTCCGTGGAACTATACATGAAGAAAGTGTATTTTTCTCCCTACAGAAAGTAGATGACCTATTAGTCGATATTTATATACTACCCCAATCCTTTAATTTCCCTATAAAAGATAGGGTTTCATTTGAAAATAATTACCAATTTAGAGAAAAATTAGATAATTTAATAAACAAATTATCCAATGAAATAAATCTAATTTCAATTTACGCTTCAAAATATGCAGTAATATATTTAAATAGCGAACGATTAGCTCTAAAAGCAAAATTAAAGAGCTATGGTTCTAATATCTATTTATTTCAAAAAAACATAGAGGAAATAAACTCTAAATTATCAATCAATGAAGATGAAATAAACAAGATCGGAAAGATAGAGTCTGATATTAATAATAAACTCATTAAATTCAATAATGATATCGATAAAACAAACAAGGAAATAACAGAAGAAATAAATCATGAACAAGTTAGATTTATAAATAATCTAACAGAGCATAGTAATAAGCTAAAAGAAAATTTAGATAATTTATCAAACAGAATCTCAAATGATGTAGAAGAAAATGTAAAAAAACAATTATCTGATACAAAAGAAGAGCTAGACGCAATAAAAGAACAGTCTAAAGATTACAAAATCAGATTTGAAAAATTATATGAATTAATGAAAGGAATGTATGGTGTTGCAGGAGATGGAAAGCTCGCTGATTATAATAATAAACAAGCAAATGTTGAAAAAGCATCTGCAGATAAATTACGAAAAGATGGTATTCGTTGGTTATCCTTACCTATAATCGTAACATTAGGTTTTGTTCTTCATTATATAATTACTGGAGTAGAACTAAATATTGAATGGATCATTACTCGATTCTTAACTGTTAGTATCTCAGCCAGTTTAGCTATTTATATGTTAAAAGAATCAGCATCTCATCGCTCAAAAGAAAATCTATATCGTCAAAGAGGCACACAATTGGCTACGATAGGTGCATATATTTCTGATTTCCCTGATGAACAAGAAAAAATGAAACTAAAAACCAGTTTAGTTAATAATTTCTATTCATTTCATAATGGGAAAGCTGATACAAGCAATGTTCCAGACCTTAATGCTCAAATAAAAGAAATTGTCACAATATCTAAATCTTTAAGTAAGATTATTCCAACACAACATCAAGATAAATCAGTAACTATAACTAAAGAAGATAAACCACAACCAACGCCTTCTACAAGAACACTTGAAAAAGAACAAAAGGAAACAAAATAGTACCCTTACAAAAAAGCCTCCGATCTTGGAGGCTTTTATTCTTACCATAAGGTTAATTTATAAGTAATAATCAGGCGTTTTATGCTCTTCTTCTTTTTCTTTAAAATGCCCTTCATACCTAAAATCATGTAAGTGTGCATGAACTATTTCACGTAACGGCAATGCAATCGTAAATGTTTCAAAATCCACTTGATTTTCACTGCTATTTTCAAGGTCTTCAATCACTGAATGATATGGAGTTATTTTATGTAAATTCAAAGTATCTTTATCACGATAACCACTAAAATAAGGCAGTATATTTATCACATTAAAATTCTTAGCATTAATTTTGTAAATATAGCCGATGTATATTTTTCTATCTGACATAGTGAATAAGATTGGTAACCCATGCATATGTGATTGAAATAGAAGTTGAGTAAACTCTGGGCTCTCTGCATCTTTAGCAAATTCATACATAAACTCAGAAAATTTTCTTTCTTTCGTTCGATAAAACCCCCAAGGTAATATCCAGCTTAAAAGCAAAGCAATAATTGAAACATCAAATAAAACCACTTCAGATACAGAAATGTCGCTTTGGAATACATCTAATAATACGTAAGAACCAATAGAAATACGCCAGTCAACCCATTCGGCAATCACCATACCAAATATATATACAAAAGTTGCTATTGCGAATAAAAATAAACCAATAGCAGCTGATATCAAAAAGGTGTGGTATCCATTACTTCGCTTTAATTGGTAATGTGTTTTATGAAAACCTTGGGCAAAGATATACCCTGCGATACACAAAATTAAAACAAACAGTACAGAAGGTTTTATCATGAATTATCTTACTCCAATAAAAAAGGGCTAATCATAATTAGCCCTTCTAATAACTGTCATTTTTACGCTTTAGCTTTAGCCTGATCATTCTCAAAACTTTCTCTAGCAGCCTTCGCCTGCGCCTGAACAGCTTCACTATTCCTAAACGCTTTCATGTCCATAACAATCAAATCAGGGTTAACCATTTTTAATGTTGGGTACTTACGTTTAGTTTCTTGTACTATTTTATCACTAAAGAAACGTTCAAATATCGTCATAATCCAACTCATTATATACCTCCTTCATTAGCATTAAAGCTGATAAACAGGGGTAAATCCTCACTCTAACTTTAGTTTATTAAAGCTAATTTTCAATTTAATTGACTAACTTAAAGATAACTTATTTTTAATTATTATACCGCAATCTATCGTATCAGCATGCAACAAGTCAATGAAATTGGTTGCATAGTGCGACATAGAAGCCACTATGTTTGCTCACATCCACTTAAAACATTGAAATTCATATTGCGATCTAATACTGTTTATATATACAGTTATTTGGTGCTATATATGACAGTTCGTAAATTAGATGACGGAAAAAAGAACCCTTGGCTTTGTGATGTTTATCCTCAAGGGCGTAAAGGTAAACGTGTTCGAAAACGCTTCGCTACTAAAGGCGAAGCACTCGCTTATGAAAAGTTCATTTTAGTAGAATCAAACGATAAGCCTTGGCTTACAGAAAAGTCGGATAATCGACGCCTATCTGATCTTATTGATATATGGTTTCAATTACATGGTAAACACCTTAAATCTGGTGCTCATGTTAAGCGTCGGTTGGAAATAATTAGTGAACAAATGCTAAACCCCCTAGCAAGAACGCTAACCCCTGCTGATTTTGTTCAATATCGCGCAGCTCGAAAAACAATATCAAAGCATAATGGCCGTCATGGTGAAGAACTTTCTTCTAGCTCTCATAATTTCGATCTACTAATACTACAAAGCATGTTTAATTTTTTAATCGAGATTAAAGAATGGCTACAACCTAACCCTATTCATGGAATTAAGAAAATTAAAAAAAATGAGCATGAATTAGCGTTCTTAACTCACGAGCAAATTGATGAGTTATTTAAAATTATAAATAAAAGCCCTATTGCAGATCAGTTGGCTGCTATTTTTAAAATTTGTTTATCTACAGGTGCTCGCATAATGGAAGCTGTTAATTTGCAAGGTTCTCAAATCTCACCATACAAAATAACTTTTACTCAAACGAAAGGTAAAAAAAATCGAACAGTTCCTATTTCTGAAGAGTTATATAGTGAAATTTATAAACCAACATCTGGCCGAATATTTACATGCTGCTATGGCGTAACCCACAAATGGCTTACCACAGCCCTTCCTAATTTACCCAAAGGACAGGCAACACATGTACTAAGGCACACTTTTGCTTCTCATTTTATGATGAATGGTGGCAATATCATTGTATTACAGAAAATCCTTGGGCATGTGGATATTAAGCAAACAATGGTTTACGCTCATTTCTCACCAGATCATCTAAATGATGCCATTGAGCTAAACCCTTTGTATCGCAGTCAAAAAATGACTACAAAATGA